GGGCGTTTATTCGACTGATTGAGCCATGAGCGAATCGTTTCCAGTCATCCGCGGAGGGCAGGCAGCGCCAACGTGCAATGGGTGCGGCACCGATCCGGTATGGGGAGCCGCAAGGGATGGATGGTGGATGACATGCGATTGCTGGCAATCCATCACCGGCACCCCTGCGGAGGTGCAAAAATACTGGACGCGGACAAAACGGGAGCGGGAAAAAGCCAAGCCAAAGCCATGAGCGCGACCGCCGAAAAAAACCCATTGACGGCAATTGACGGCAACCGCGACCGCCACCACCCCGGGCTTTACGGCAAGCTGAAGGACGCGGGATTGCTGAAGGAGGTGGCGGAGGCGATCAGAAAAGGGGAGACACTCCAAAAGGTCGCGGACTTCTGCACGGAGAAGGGATTTCCGGCGACGACCTCCAACATTTTCCGAATCCGGCAGCGACTGAAAATTGAATGGGAGGAGTCGCGATTCCGTCAGGCGGCGATGGACGCCCACGTTGACGGCGCGACCGACGACGGCACGGCATTGGAGGTCTTGATTGACAGGATGATGGTGGCGCGGTTTGCGTCCATGATTGAGGACGCGGAGGGGCCAGATGCGCTAGAGCGGGTCATGCCACTGTGGACGGCGTGGAAACGGATGCGGACAGCAGAGAGGGCCGAGGCGCGGGCTGAGAGGGCAGAGGAGCGAGCGGCGAAGGAAATCAGCAAGGCCGTCGCCGTCAAATTCCTCGACATGCTCAACTCCGAGGACATGGCCGCGAAACTGCGGGCGGTGCGTGACGGCGCAGTCGCAGACGGCGGCGGGATTGAGGCGCAGGTTTCCGCTATCCAATCATTCCTGTGGGGAGACTTGTTTGAACCGGAGAAAAAAGCAGCATGACCACCCTCCCCAACGACATAGCCCGATGTGGAGGCGCGGGAGAGGAGGGGGAAATGTGGGAGGAGTGCGAGACGTGCTTGCGCAGGACAGCACCGAGGGAAGGGGAAGGCCCGTGGATTGCGCCGCCGCCCGTCATCGCGTTTGAGTGCGAGTATTTGATTGAGCCGGAATGACCACCCCCGCCCTATCACTCCGCACATACCAGCTCCCTGTCTTGCTCTACGAGGGCAAGTTATTGCTGGTGGAGTTTGCACGGCAGCGGGGGAAGTCGCACACGCTCGCCAACTGGGCAGTGCGGCGAATGCTGCGGAAGCTGGCGGCATCCACAAAGGCGAAGACGGCGGACTCGTCAAAGAAGGCATACGACTGGAGCATTTTCGTCGTTTCCAACAGTCTCACAAACGGGATCGAGTTTGGGGCAAAAGTCTCCGAAATTATGGAAGCCGTCAGGGTGGCGGACGGCGAATTGAGGGGCGCAAGCCTAACAAGCAGCGACGAACTGGACGTGACTCTTGACCCAGAGCTTGGAGCATACGGAGATATGCCGCCAGTTGAGGTGGAGGATTTTTTCCGCAGAATGGAAATCCGCATTGGCAACCGGGTGGGACGCATTCTTGTGCTGTCCGCGTCACCGCGAACGGCGCGAGGATTCAGCGGCGATTTGATCCTTGATGAATTCGCGCACCACGAAGACGCGGAGATGATATGGGACGCGGCGGAGCCTATCATCAGCAGCAACCCGGAATTTCAGGTGCGGATCAGCAGCACTCACAACGGCAACGGGACGCTTTTTAACCGGATGCTGCAAGGCGGATACCCGACCGCATCCGTCAAGCTGTCGGAAGCGTGGTACATGGGGCGCGGGAGCCGTCCGCATATTGAGGAGTTCCGGGATCGGTGGGAGAAAATGGACCCAGAGAACTGCGGGCGATGGTGGGCGCAGACGAACGGCGAGCCCCAGCCGCAAGACAAGATCGTTATCAGCAGCCTCAAGCACAAGAACGCGGACGGCACCATGAAGGAGCTGACCCCTGAGGAGCGGGAGGCGGAGTCGGACAACCCGAAGCTGTATCGCCAGAACTATGAGAACGAACCCACCGACGGCAACAACAACCCAATCCTCTCATGGGAAGCCATCCGCCGTTGTTGCACGGCACCGATTTTTGCACCGGATCGAAATGCGTGGGGGGACTCCACGCTTGAGATGTTGTCGCGGACCATGGGGGACATTCTCGTCGGGCAGGATTTCGCCAGACAAGGCGACCTTTCCGTTGTGTCTTTGCTGCTAGTCGGCGGCAAACTCCGCCACGTCGCACGGCTGGAGATGCGGGATGTGACGACGCCTGAGCAGAGGCGGCAGATGGAGCGGCTCATCAAATCGTTGGGGCATCGGTGCAAACGGGTCGTCATCGACATGACCGGGAACGGCACCGGATTGGCGGAGGAGCTGGCGGACAGGTACGGCAGTCTCATCCTGCCTGTGCATTTTGGGAGGAGTGTGGAGCTGGATGAATCCATGCGGCTCGACGGGGACAAGCGCGGAACAATGCCAATCCCGGAGCGGATGGCCATTGACCTTGCGCGGGCGTTTGATGACGGGTTGATTGAGGTGCCTGACGACCCCGTTTTGCTGGACGACCTCCGCAAGCCGTATCGGGTGCAAACCGGAAACCGGGTGAGCATTGCGGCCGCGAAAACCGCCGAGGGCCATGCTGACCGATTCTGGTCAATCGCGCTGGCGCTGCATGGGCACTATGTGTCAGGGTTTGGCTCGTGGACGGCGCAGGACGTGCAAGGGGCGCTGGTTGGCGGAAGGGATGACGTGTTTGATGCGTTCTCGGGGATGGGTGCGATTCAGTGGGGGCCGTAAAAAGACAGAAAAAAGACTTGCGCGGGGATGAATCGGTGGCAGAATGGGCACATGAGCGCAACAAACCAAACCACCGCAGCCGAAATCGAAGACATGGATATCCTAGAGGCGAAACTGGATTACCTGTACGACAACATCGAAGACGAAATCGGCTAAGATCCCACCCACCGCAACCAACCCGCCCCTCACCGGGCGGGTTTTTCCCATCGCATGATTACCGAATACGACCTTCACCCGATTGAGTGCGCCGTGATTGACCTAGAAGATCGGCGCGAAGCGGGGTGGGACCAATGGAGCGCGGCGGAAATGAAGAGCCTCAAAAAGGCGTGCTTTGCGAAAGACGCTCCGCCAATCGGCCCATCTATCTACCGGGCAGTCGTTGCGGAGAATAATGGATGGTCGTACAAAGCCGGGGCTGCGGACATCAATCAGGCTGAACAATTCGCCCGAGAGTGGGAGTCGTTCAAGACTCAATAACATATTCAACCATCATCCCAACGCCGGGAAAATGACCGGATCGTTCGCCCGACGCCGGGAAAACGAAGAAACCCCGCCGGCATGGAGCCAGTGGGGTTTCCGCTTCGGGCGAGTGAAACACAGAAAGCCTCGCCGTCTTGCTTCGGGCTTTGCACATGAGACGACACGCGGGCTGGGCCCGGCCATGGTCGCCACCTCAGGCGCAAGCGCCCCAACAACCCACAACCCGCCCGACCGTCAAGCATTTTATTTCCATTTGACAAGATTTTCCGCATAAGCGTACTTGCGCCACCGAATGGCAGCACGTCGCAAACTCGCTCAACCCATCACCGCTCCGGTATCTTCACCGGACGCAGGCGTTGCCGGGACTGCCTACGACGATCCCGTCAACCGGATTATTTTTCCCGCGACTGCGGAGAGCGTTCTCGCTGGCGCATGGGGCGGGGACATGCGCGACACGATCAACCTATTCATCAGCGCCTGCGACACATGGGACAGGCTGGCGGACAACATGCGGACGGTCGAGAATGCGTTATGCTCCGCGCCGTTTGAGTTTCAGCCTGCGGCGTTGCCTGACGGCACCGTCACCGACTCCGCGAAGGAGAAGGCGGAACTGGTGGATTTCGCCCTCAAGAACCTTCGCCCCGACCCTGCTAACAGAGAGGTGGGGCGTGATGGGCTGCTGAAGATTCTCGCTCGCGGCTCCATCGTCGGGCACGCGGTGGTCGAGATTGTCTGGCATGACAGGTTGCAGGATTGGAATGGGCAGCAGTGGATTTTGCCCAAGTACGCCGTCAACGTGGGCGCGAGGTGGTACGGCTACCCGCGCATCCCCGGCGGGCTCAAATTCCGCAATCAGCTAGGCGCATGGGAGAATTTCCCCAAGCTCCGGTTTCTGCCGCACGTCGTTTCGGCCACCGATGCCCACCCGTCGCAGGCTGGGCGCTTCCGTACCCTCGTCAAATACTGGATGGCGAACGTCTACGGATTCAAGTGGCTCATGGAATTCACGCAACGCTTCGGGACGCCGTTCCGGTGGGCGACGTATGCGGAGCGCAACGCGCAGGTCAAAACCCAGCTCCTCAATATGCTAGCCAACCTCGGCAGCAGTGGCTATGGCGCGTTCCCAGAGGGGACGAAGCTGGAATTGCTGGACGCAAAAAACGCGGGAGACCTGCCGCAGGATTTGGTTATTCGGATGACCAACCAAGCCTGTGACATCGTGATCCGGGGGGAGACGGCATCGAGCGGCAGCGAAGGCGCGGGCGGGCTCGGCAACACGGGTGCGGTGTTTTCGGGCGTGCGCAGGGAGGCAATGCAAGGCTATTGCAACGACGCAGTGGTCACGCTCCAGAAGTTTGCCGAATATGTTATCCGCGCCAATTACGGCGAACTCACCGAAGTCCCAACCGTCGTCTGCGAGATCCCGGAGCCCATTGATGCAAAACTGAACGCGGAGCGGGACAGGATTCTCATTGAGTCAGGGATGGAGTTTCCTGTCAAATGGTGGCACGAACGCCACGACGTGCCGTTGCCTGCGGAAGGAGAGACGGTGGTGAATCGCCCGGTTGCGCCGGTGCAGCCGCTCACGGCATCACTGACAGCGGCGAAGGCATCACTTACTCCATCACTTACAGCAGCCAAGGCCGAGAGCGCCAACGAAATCTTGCAGCGGCTGGTGGACGCCATGCTTTCCGCCGCCGTGGAGGACGGCGCAAAGGACGCGGAAGACGACATGGACGAGCAGGAAACCGCTGACCGGAAGGAGGCCGCATGAAGACCGAACTGATCGCCGCATTCGCACAACAGGTTCTCGGCAACGCGCCCGAATGGATCATGTTTGCCCCCGCAGGACGCCATAACATCTCCGCGAAGGTCAACGGCAGGCCATCCAAGGTCACGGTGACGGTGGACGAAGCGGCTGCGCGGGCTCTCCAGTCCGACCTCACCGCCCGCAAAGCAACCCCCGGAAGCCAGCCCTTTTTTGACCTCCACCACGATGCCCGCGAGGCGTCGGCCTACCCGGAGGAGTTTGAGTGGCGCGAGGACGGTATCTGGGCGCGGGTCCGCTGGACCCCCGCAGGACTGGCCGCGACGAAGGCAGACCCTGACAACGGCATCCTGCCAAGCGTCCGCTATTTCTCCCCCCGCTGCGCCATCGCCAACGGACGCATCGTCGGACTCATGGACGCGGCGAGTGGCAACGCCGCCGGCGGACTGGTCAGCGACCCCGCCTTTACCCAAATCGCCCTCGTGGCTGCACTCACCCCAACCCCTAAAATCATGGACAAAAAGCGACTGATGAAAATGGCAGGCTATGCCGACGACCTTGAAGACGTGGACGAAATGGAGCTGATGAGCAAGCTGGAGGCGATGTGCGGCATGAGCAAAAAGCTCGACGCTGGCATGATGCCCGAGAAGCTCATGAAGATGGAAGCCGCGAAGGTGTCCGCTGAAAGCGAACGCGACGCCATCAAGGCCGAACTCGCCGCCGCGAAATCGGAGCTTGAGGCCGCTCGCACCGAAGCCGCTGAATCATTCGTCGCGGAACTGGTCGCGTCTCACAAGATCGCTCCCAAAGCGGACAAAATGAAGGCGAGCCTCAAGCGGCTCTTCCTCACCAACCCCGCCGAAGCTCGCGACTTCGCCAGCGAACTGGTGGCGAGCAACCCCGGCGCGGAACGGATCACGGACGAAGGCCACGGCAAGGTCGCGGGCGACAGCACCGCCGACAAGGGCGCTCTCCGTCAGGCGAAAGCCGAAGAACTCCTCGCATCCAAAGCCGTTCCCACGTTTGACGCCGCATGGCAATCCGCATGCGCGCTCATCCCATAACCCTCAACCCAACAACCCCAACCTGATCTAACATTATGGCTGAAGTACTCTTTGATGTCAAACAAGGGCGACGCACCTACACTGCGAACGCCGCACTCTCCACCGGGATGCTCGTCATTCCCGGATCCACCGCAGACCAAGTCGGACCCGCCGCCGCAACCGGCCCGATCTGCATGGTCGCTCTGACCGACGCCGCAAGCTCGGCGCTTGTCGAGGTGATGCCGGTCACTCGCGGTGCGGAATACCGACTGCTTTCCTCGGGCAACATCGCCGCTGGTGAGGAGGTGGAATTCTCCACCACCACAGGCAAAGTCAAGGTCTACGCATCCGGCACCAAGGTCGGACGGGCGCAGGAAGCCGCCGCCGCAAACGGCCTTGTGCGCGTCATTGTCTACTGACCCACCCTTAACTCAACCCTCACTAATCACCCCTTATGGCAACCCGCTCTAGCGCCCTCGCCGCAATCCAAGGTCTGACCAATTTTGCGTCAGGCTATGCGAACGACCGCATCTCCCAAAGCATCCTCAACGATGCGTACTTCCTCACCGGACAACCGATCCCTGCCGCTCTCAATTTCGAGTACGCGCAGTTTGATCGGGCGGACGGCATCACGATCCCTAACACTAAAACGGCGCTGAACGATCCCGTTGGCGCAATCCTCGCGTTTGGCGGTACGAAAGTCACCGGAACGCTCGACCCTCACCGGGCGACGACTGACTGGTACGACGTCGGCCCTTCGATCACGGACGCCGACCTCCTCCTCCAGCTTCAAGGCGGAGCGAAAATGGGGACGCAGGCCCTCGTCACCGGGCGATTCAAGCGCATCCTCGACGCCGCTTCCACGGCTGCGGGCGCTGCGGCTGAAACGATCCTAGCCGACGAGACGGAAGCCGTAAGTCAGATTCAGACGGTGGTGCAGACGGTTCAGAAGGCTTGCGCGGGATACTGCGACATCAATATCCTGTTTGGTGCTGGCGCTTTCCAGCTGTTCAGCAACGCGGTCAAAGTGCAAGGACGCCTGTCCGGTGGCGCAACCCGCAACAATCCAGCAACCCCAACGGAGCAGGACATTGAGCGGCTCATCGGCTACAATGTGAAGGTGAAAGTCACGAACGCCGTCTACAACTCCGCCGCGGTTGGGCAAACAGCCACGGGCGCATTTCTGCTGAACAACAGCATTTACGTCGCTGCGGTTTCGCCAACGCCAAGCCGCGAAGATCCATCCGCCCTCAAAATCTTTGCGGGCTACGGCGACAACGGATTCACGCCGACCTACATTCGGAACGCCAACCCGCAGTACGAAGCCTGCACATGGGGATGGAAAGAGCAGATCGTTGCGACGAATTCCGGCGCGATCAAGCTAGTCGCAATCCAAGCGACGTAATCCTTGCGGCATGAAGCCCCCGTCGCCTTGTGGTGTGGCGGCGGGGGCGGTGCCTTCCCTTTCCTGATATGGCGTGGATCACTCTAACCGATAAAGATGCGGCTTCCCGTTTCGCCATCTACGAATGGGAAGCGATGACGGCGACCGCAAGGGACGCGGGGGTTGGTGATGTGATTCAGCGGAGCCTTGACAGAATCACGGCCAAAATTCGGATGTATGTCCGATCCTGCCACCAGAACACCCTAGGACCAGACGGGACCATCCCGAACGAACTGCACTCAGCAGCCACGGCCCTCCTCATGGAGGACATCGCCACCAATCTCCCGGCGTCGGGAGTCATCATGGACGAAGGGCGGCGTGAGACGGTCAGGAAGGCGGAGGAGATGTTGCGGGACGTGGCTAAGTGCGTCCTGCTGGTCGCCCTCTCCGAAACCACATCAAACGACACCCCGGCCATCGACGACGGTGGCTACGGCGGCGAAGAGTACACCGATTTTTCAGTCCTACGCTAACACATGGAAGCCCGCAAAATCTCCGTCAAACTCAGGCGCGACCCCCGCGAAACGGCGGAGCGGCACTCACAGGCGAATCCGCTCACGTTGGAATGCACGCTGGCGACCGGCGAGTCGGTGACGGAGACGATGGAGTTGAGAGCGGAACTGCACGCCGCGCAGACGCCGGCCACGACCCCACTCGCGGCAACGGCGACGGTCAACATGACCAGCGGCTCGACGGGGCCGTGGGATCTTGAATTTTCGGGGGCGCAGATGAATCAGACGGTCCTGCCGGATTCCGCCGAAGATTTCTGGCTTGTCGTCTACGCTACGAACGCCGCCGACGACCTTTTCACTCTCGCCAAGATCGGCCTGACCCTGACATTCGACAACGTCTCGCAAGTCACCCCTGCCCCGCCTGATCCGGCACTTTTTCTCGACCTCGGCGGCACGAAATGGAAGACGGCGGAGAACTACCTGATTGACGATGTGGTGGCCCTTTCGGGCTCTATCTACGTCTGCATCGCCAATAACACATCCAGCACCACCAATCGACCCGGCAGCGGCGCAAGCTGGACGAGTTTCTGGACGTTGTTTAGCGGCGGCGGAGGAGGGAGTGGAGACGTTACAGGGCCCGCATCCTCGACAGACAACGCAATCACTCGGTTCGACGGCACCACTGGCAAAGTCATCCAGAGCAGCATCGCAACCCTGAGCGACACCGGAGGAATCTCCGCCGACACGCTCGCAATCTCCACCACGCCGACGGGCGCAGGCGGCACCGGGATTTTCCGCTACGACGCGGGCGAAAAAGTGCCGGAAGTCGGCATCGACGGCATCACCCTCAAGATCGGCGTGCAGGAGTATGTCAGGGTTTACAACAGCACCGCCAGCACGTTGACAAAGGGCCAAGTCGTCTACATCAACGGGGCTCAGGGCAATCGGGTGTCGGTGGCGCTGTCAGACGCGAGCAGCCAGTCAACGAGTGCAGGGACCATCGGATTTGTGGCGCAGTCGATCACGGCAGGGTCAGAGGGATTCGTGCAAACCAGCGGCCCGATGTACTCCCTCAACACAATCGGGCTGACGGCTGGCGCTTTACTTTTCCTGAGCGAAACCGCAGGCGAGTGGACGGCCACAGAGCCAACGGCACCAGCGCACGGCGTGCGGCTCGGCTACGTTGAGCGGGTCCACGCGACGGTCGGAAGCGTCTTCATCAAGATTGACGACGGCTACGAATTAGGCGAACTCCACAACGTCAGCGACGGAGTAACGGGTGCGATTGCGTTCCTCGTCAAAAACGCCAGCACTAACGTCTGGGAGTCAAAGAATGCGGCAGACTCGCGGACGGCTCTTGGTTTGGGATCACTGGCAACGCAAAGCGGCACGTTCAGCGGCACAAGCAGCGGCACGAACACGGGCGACCAGACGATCACGCTAACTGGAGACGTTACTGGCTCGGGCACCGGATCGTTTGCGGCCACGCTGGCAAACAGCGGGGTGACGGCAGGGACATACACCCGCGCATCCATCACCGTTGACGCAAAGGGGCGAGTAACTGCGGCATCCAGTGGGTCAGGCGGGGAAATCAGCGGCACGTCAGGCACGACCGACAACGGTATTGTCAGGGCGGACGGGACTGGAGGCGGGGCGGTCCAAGGCTCATCCATCGTCATCGACGACATTGACACCGCGACGCAGCAAAACGTCGCAATCCGCAACGTGGACCCGGCGACTAACAGTGCGTTTGTACTGACCCCGAAAGGCACGGGCGCATTCATCGTTGGGCCGAAACCAGATGGCGGCACAACCGGAGGGAATGCGCGTGGCGTAAATGCGGTGGATTTTCAGCGCGAAAGAAATTCGCAAAGCCAAGTCGCATCAGGCCAAGGATCAGGCATTCTTTGCGGCGCTCAAAACACTAGCAGTAATTTTTACAGTGCCGTAATCAGCGGATCAACCAACACGGCATCAGCCAACGCGGCGGTAGCGGGGGGGCAAATAAACACGGCGTCGGGAACTTCATCAATTGCATTTGGGCTGTCAAACACTGCATCGGCGACCACCGCGCAGGCATGGGGAAGCAGGTCGCTCGCCAACCGCATCGGGATGTCCGCACTGGCTAACGGCCAGTTCTCGACGACGGGGGACGCTCAACGGGGGGCGGTCGTCATGCGCCGACTGACGGTTAACTCCACGCAGGTAGAGCTATCGTTTGACGGGCTTGATCCGGCCGGGGCATCAATCACGACGGCAACCCGTTTTTGCCTGCTTCCTAATCAAACGTGCATGGTGGATCTTCACGTCGTCGCGAGATCGACCGGCGGGACTGATGCCGCATGCTTCGATCGCCGCTGTTTGATTTCCCGCAACGCAGCGGGTACGGTGGCGCTGATCGGATCGACTATCTCAATCGGGGCCGATATTGAGAGCGCGGGCGCATCGGGATGGGATGTGACGCTCGCCGCCGACGACGCAAACAAATCACTGCGTGTTCAGGTCACGGGAGCAGGAAGCTCCAGTACGTTTTCGACTGTGACCGGAGTTGCATCAACGGACGTTATCACAGCCACGGGATCCAGTCCCGTAGCCAACGATCTGGTAGTGTTCTCGACGCTGACTGGAGGAGCTGGACTGTCGGTCAACGTGCCTTATTACGTCAGATCACCGTCAGGGGCGACCTTTCAGCTATCTCTTACTCCCGGAGGTGCCGCAGTCAACTTCACCACGGACATATCAGCCGCAACCCTAACGCTCGGGGGAGTCCCTATTTACTGGCTAGCCGAGCTACAGTTCCGAGAAGTCATTATGCCCTGACCTTATGCCACCAGAAATGCTCCTACCAACAGTCGATGCGCCGACCGAACCGCCGGATGAACGAGCCGCCCGCGAAATTCTGCAACGGATGACGCAGGCGGGAGTGGATTTCGTCAACTCTCAGCAGTGGTGTTTTGATCGACTCTGGAAATCACCGGACGCGACGCCGCAGGAGATTCTGGCGAAGATCGGGCCGAGGGCGCTTGAGCTATTCCAGCGGGGCGGGGACGCAGTGGCGTTCGTACTGGGGGCGCATAACGGGCGACCGATTGCCAGCATGGAGCCCAGCGAATACACTCCACCCGTCCCGTACACCGCTCACCCTGACGGAACCATCACCATCAACCCACCAAACCCATGACCGAAGAAACCGGAGACCCCATTGCCCCTTCCGCTCCGATCAAAACCGGAGGCGGATTTATCATGGAGCCGACCATGGTTCAGCTATCGCCAGAGCAGCTCGAGAAGATCGCCAAAGCCATCAAAGCGGTGCAGGACGTCATCGACTCACTCGGTGCTGTCGGTGGCGTTCTAGCAAAACTGCTGCTTGGCAAGGTCATCGAGGGACTCCGTGCCATGGGTCCAATTCCTCCACTCGGTCCGCCACTCGGCACCGTCCCACCAACCACCCCGACTCCAACCACGCCAGCCCCGTGAAATGGACACGCTACACACCTTTCTACAAATCGACGCCGTGCAAGATCTAGGAACCATTTTTACCACACTGGGGACGCCTGGGCTGCTCATCGCGTCCGTCTATTATGTCGTCCGCGAGGTCAAGACGCAGTTTGATAGCAGGGTGGGCGAACTCAAACTGCAATACGATGCCCGGATCTCCGCAATCGAACGACGGTCGGAGGAGTGCGAGAAAGACCGTGTCGCGCTCCGCGACATGATTATCAAACGTGACCACGCCGCATGAAAGACGACGAGGAGGAGAGCATGGCTACCGGGTGCTTCATCGCAGCCGCCGCCGCCTTCCTCCTTGCGTTTCTGGTGATTGTAGAGCTAATTGTGAGATACCTACATGGCTGAGAACAACGAAGATTTCCTGACGCAGTGCCTTCTGACCATGAAGGGCACGCTGGAAGCGGATTCGTATTTCAGCCCGACCAACTCCGCGCCGATTCCGGTGGTGGTGGAGGTCAACCAAGACATCCAGCAGGCAATTCAGATGGTGCAGATGCGGGGCTTGCTGGTGACGATTGCGATGGAAGCCGCGAGCGCCACGGGGACGGGCGGATGTCTGACGGCCAGCCTGCAATTTGTTGTCAGGGTGCTGGAGATGATTTCGGTGAACCGCAGTCCATCCGGCATCCAAGAGAACGGCTTGCGCGTGGCATCGAAGATTGCCGGAATCTTGAACGGGACCACGGCGGCAAAACGTGAGGACGGCACCACATTCGGCGGGGGCAACTACCGGTTCACCGGCATCGTGCCGGCCATGATGAGCGGCCCCGATGGCGCACCGAATCCGCAGGGGCGAGCGTACCACGTAACATTCTCAATCCCTCAGGGAACCTTGAACACATTCACCCGCCGGAACGGATCACCCCCGGCGGGCGCACCTTAACCTCCACCCTCACACATTATGTCTTGCGACTGCACTGTTATTTCTGGACCCGCCCTCGTTGGATGGCGCGGCTACTGGTTCCGCTCCAAAGGTGATGTCGTCATCACGAAGGAAACGACGCTGACACCCGTCACCGTGGACTCGTTTGGAGTCACCGACCAGCGAGTCAACACCGTGCGCCACACGGTGAGTTTCACGCCTTCGGGCATGATTGCTCAGAACGAGACAGCCAACACGGATTTCGCCACCCTGCTCAACACATACACAAGCGCCAGCACAGAACCGAAACCCGGGCAGTCCCTCTTCAAGTGGGACTCCGCCGCCATCACAGCATACGCCACGGCGGACGCGGGAGCCGCCACGACGATCACAATCGCATCGACTGCCGGGATGGTGGTAGGGCAGTACGTGACAATCAGTGGAAGCTCAACATCAACGTATAACGGAACATGGCGAATCGAGGCCGTGACCAGCGCCACCCAACTGAAACTCGGAGTGGCGTACACGACCGACCCGACCACGGACGGAACTCTCAGCTATTCCGACGCTCTCGTCATCCACCCGCTTTTCCAATCCGGCGGCACCGAGAAAATCATCACATTCCAGAATGTCGCATTGACCGGACTCCCGACCCTGACGTTTTCGGCAACGGAGACGGTGCTGGGGGCTGTCACATTCACGGCGCTCTATCACAGGAAACTGGACGCGCAGCAGGTGGACGCGATTGTCGATTACCGGACGTGGACGACGCCGGGATCCACTCAGCTTGACGACTTTTACCCCGACTCTATCCTCACAGCTCCGCCGGCGGTGCGGTACGGAGCGGACAGTAACGACGCATGGGCGAACAACGATCCACTGGCAGCGCCATGGAAAGACTTTTGCACCGCCAACGGCATGACGGTGGCGCTCAACCTTGGCAGATCGGA